GGACCCAGCCGGGACCCGAAGAAGAAAGGGCCGATCATTGGGTACACGCCGGCAGCGGGTACCGAGCATGATATCACATTGCAAGTGGTGGATCACCTGGCCTACGCCATGCCAGAGCAGGGCTTCGACATCAAGCAGACCATGGACCTGTGGAGCAAGTACATAGTGGCGCTGCGTAACCTGTTCGGCATGTCAGCCGCCGTCATCCAACAGTTCAATACCGAGATCACCTCTACCTTTCGGATGATGAAGAAGGGAGAGGGGCTCATGGCGCCGCAACGGGTGGACTTCGGCGATAGCCGCTATACCTTCCGTGACGCCGATGTGGTGGCAAGCCTTCTCAAGCCCTACCAGTATGATGTAATGCAATTCCACAAGTACGACATAGAGAAGTTGCTGGGCTATTTCATTGCCATGTACCTGATGAAGAATCGGTACGGCACGTCCCAGCGGATGCTTCCCTTATTCATGAATTCCATTAGCGGCATACCCGAGGACCTCCCATTGACCCCATCACTGGACCTCGCTATGCAGCCATTCTATGACAAGGTGCAGCAGCTGGAGAAGATTTCCCAGCTGTACGTACCACAAATTGCAGCTTAATGGCAGCAGTACTACCGACCAGTCCGGTACCCGCCACACGGCACTCGCCCAAAGTGTTGATCCTTTACAGTCTGCCCAAGGTGGGTAAGACGTACGAACTATCCCGGCTTCCCGGGTGCCTTCTTCTTGACGCTGAAGGAGGAGCAGAGGGCTATGAATGTATGCGGTTCTCTGTATACAGTAGCAAGGACATAAAAGAGGTGCGCAAAGCCATCCTGGAGATGGGTGCCACTCGGCAGAAAGAGTTCGAGGCAAAAGGCGCCAAATACAAACCGGATGACCTATTCCCGTACACCTTCATTGCCATCGACACGCTGGACAAGCTGGAAGAGTTCGCAGAATTATCAGCCACGGAGAAGTACAAGAACAGCAAGCTCAACAGCAATCACAAGTTCGAGGAGAAATATACCAGTGTTATCGAGCTGCCAGAAGGTGGTGGGTACTACTATCTCCGCAATGAGGTGATCGAGCTGGTGAGCGAGATCAGCCTAGTGTGCCCCCGTTTGATCCTCACCTGCCATGTCAAGGACAAAAAGATTCCTGACAAGTCTGGGGAGAGCATCGTGGTCAGCGATTTGTCACTCACCGGCAAGCTGGGCTCTATCCTGGCAGCAAAGGCGGATGCCATCGGCTACATGTACCGCTCTGAAGCCAAAGAGAATCGTGGCGAGCTAATGGTCTCTTTCCAGACCTATGAGTCAGCCGTCATGGGTGCCCGGCAGAAGTACTTGGCTGGACAGAAGTTCCCTTTCAGTTGGGCCAGGATTTATCCAGATCTGTTTCCAGAGGAGGCTGCCGCATTGGCTGCAACCCCCGAAGGAGTAGCAACTGTGTAACTAACTCTCACATACATAAAACACACAACCCATGAGTCTTGATTTCTTGAAAGACATCAAAGTAGACGAGCCGGTAGCCAAACGCTCCGGCGGAGGATCGCGCAAAGCCTGGAACCCCACGGAAGGACTGGCCATTCGCGTGTGGAAAGACGGCGGCGTCTTCCCCAGCGAAACCCTGATCGACCTGTTCGATCTGGAATACCAACCCAAAGCGGCAGTCCACCAAGGCAAAGGCCTGGACGTATTTCCCTCTGCACAGGCCACTTTCTTCAAGGCACCCAAGCCACTCATTCTCATCAACGTGGTGGACAAAGACAAGCCGCGCATCGATCTCTTCGGTCAGGTGGGCTATGTTACTGAGCCACAGGAAGGAGAACCCGAACTGGAAGAAGGGGTGAATGTAGGTGATCCTACTACCACCGTATTCGACCAGGGTGCCAAGACATTTGGCGCCAAAAGCCTGCTGCCTATGATCAAGGAGGTGTACGATGTAGAGCCCAATGAGCAAGGCTACATTGACCTCGTCGTGCTGGGCCAGGATGGAACCGATGCTGCACAGCCGTTTGCGCTGCCGGAAGGCAAGACCTTCTGCCATCTGCCCAAGCAGATCAGCCGCGGAGAGGCTGCCGGTACACCGATCTACGTAAAGCGGGAATACCCTCGCTTGTATATCCTGTATCCTGCAACGCTGCTGGAAGAAGGCGGCAAGGAACCACAGTAAGCAGATCACTACCATGACCATTAGACCAAGATCACATCACCATAAAAACAACATACCATGCCGATAGGTGTAGGAATCAATGAGGGCGTCATGCTCTCGAAAGTATCAATAGGCGAGAAAGGTGCCCTGGAGCTGTACTTCGATGAGGCCAAAGAGACGGCCAAGGCCAGTATCTTCGACAAACTCTCTACTGCCAAGGTAGAGAATGATGGGAGCGAAACACGCATCCTTGTCTTCCCGTTCAAGCCACCAACCGGTGTACGCAATGAAGGGAAGACAGAAGATGAGTTGTTGGACATTACCAGCCAGGACATGAGCAAGGTGAAGAACCAGCTCACGCAAATCCTGGAGCTGTACCTGACCAATGACGAGATCAACAAAACGTATGATCCTTACGCGGGTACCGGGGTAGATGGCACCAACTATCGTACCATGCTGCGTAGTGAGGATGTACTGGAGAAAATATTTGCCAATATGGCCAACTGGTTTGTCAACCTGGTGACGCCCTTCGTAGGCGATCCCAAGTACAAGTTGCGCCTGAAGCTGGTGCGTCAGAGCAAAGACAAGCACTTTGCCACGCTGCCCGGTAAATTCCTGGAACAGAACCCCATGGTCGAGCTGATGGATGTACCTGCCCCGATGGTGAAGTTCACCAAATGGGAGATCGACAACGGCTTGAATGACGGGACGCCGGTAGCGAGGCCAGCAGGAGGAGAAGAAGCAGAGGGTGGTGCCGCCAAAGAAGGGGACAATGCCTTCAGTTTTGGACAGCGATAGTACTGACAGCTAACAGGCTATTGTTGACCCAAAACTCCCTCTACTATGGAAGATTTCCTACTGAGCGAGGAAGACATAATACAGCGTGTAGACGAGTACACGCTGTACTGTCACTACCTTGGCTTTGATCCTGATCCATACACAAAATACACATCACCCATAAGAGAGAAGGACGAGCATCCTTCTTTCGGGGTCTTCCATGCAAAACGCATGCGAGACCGTGAGTTCGCCTGGAAAGACCAGGCCACCGGGGAATGTGGGGATATTTTTACCCTGGTGAAGCTCATCTATGGGTATCCCAGCAAATTTCAGGCCGTAGCCCGAATAGCCTCGGACTTTGGCCTGGGACCGCGCATCGCAGACGACCCGCGTATTGTTCGCAAGGTGCTGGTACCGAAGGAGCCTACCACGATCCGTACGGTACCCAGGCGGATGGAGGCGTATGATCTGCGGTGGTGGCAAAAGTTCAACATCGACCGGGTACTGCTGGACATGTACAAGGTGCGCCCGATCAGCTGTTACTGGACCTATCCGAGCCAGAAGATACCACGGTTCCCCGACAAGGGCCTGGGGTACGACTACCGGATCAATGCCCGGCATCAATTGTACTTTCCGCTGGCGGCCAAGGACTTCAAGTTCCGCAACGACCTGCAGCCGGAGCTGGATCTGCTGGGCTTCTCGCAGCTCACCTATGCCACGGACACGCTCATCATCACCAAGAGTTACAAGGACATCATGTGTCTGCGGAGCTTTGGCTATGATAGCGTGAGTGCGCAAGGCGAGCATAGTGTGGTCACAGAACCACAGCGGGCCTACCTGGAGAGCAGGTATACCCGGATATTCACCTTATTTGATAACGACGGCAAACATGCAGGCGACAAGTATCCCTATCCCCTGCGGCAGGTACCGGTCGAGTCCGGAGAGAAGGACCCGACAGACTTCTGCAAGCGGTATGGACCACAAGCCACTGCTGAGTTGCTGACACAACTAATAGCATGACAAAGGAAGAAAGGGCCGAAAAGGTCAGAGAAGGCGTATACAAACGCCAACTCGCACAGATCAACCCGAAGCTGCTGAAGCGTATTCAGAACGAGTGCGCGGCACAGGTGCGGGAGAATCTGGAGAAGCATTACGGGGTAGGAAAGTACGCACCACAACTATCCAATGTGGATACGAAGGCACCTGCTCCTACGTATCCAACCTATGAGGAATGGATGCGGGCCATTATGGACGTAGAGGCCGTGATATATCGCACCCACAATATGACTCGCAAGGAGGAGGTGAAGCTGGATACTAACCAAGCTGAAGTGCATACCATGGCGCTTCGTAGGCTGGCAATGAAAGTCACAACGCCATGATCCAGCTTACCCAACAAGAGATAGAACAGCGCCTGGAGAAGAAGTATCTGGGCGCTGTTGTGTCTATCCGGATGCCCTGGCCTCGTGCCAACCCCGAAGACACACATCCCGTCTACTACGATGTCAGTACCAAAATTCATCGTATCTCTGTCGAGTTGATAGAGGGTGAGCCTATGGTGATATTCATAGGAGGAGCTGGCATCCAGTACAAGTGTGATGTCAATTATTTCATCGAAAACGCAACAATTCATGGCAATACTCACACAGGAAGAAGCACAGGTGGGGGGCTTCCGAAAGGAGATTGAGGAGTCGGCATTGGACATGATGCAGGACATCCTGCAACGGTACCAATACCAGTTCCCCCACAAATCCGCCATACGAGAACTAACCAGCAATGCTATAGACGCAATCCGGGAGAAGGAAATTGCTTTGGGTATATTGTCCGGTACCCTGCGCGAGGAGGACTACTTCATCCGTAGGGAAG